CCTGCCGTTGGTGCCTTCTTCATCGTGGATACCGATGCGGGCGCATGGCGGGCCGATGTGTGCATCCCGAACGTACAGGTCTGGGACCCATCGCAGGACACGACCGCCGGCGACGGCACCGTGACGCACAGCTATCAGGCCGGCTTCTGGTTCATCCGGATTGCCGGCCCCGCGCTGAATACCGGGGCGCTCTATGCGCTTCCGAGCGAGTGGGTGGCGCAGCCGGACTTTGCGGGGGCGCAGTGAGGACGCTGCTTGCTATGTCGCTCGTGTCGATCCTCGCACCCCCTGCGAACATGTTGCCGTACACGGGGCCTTTGGTGCGGATCGAGCGGCCACTGTGGCAAACCGGACAGATATGCAGATCGCTTGGCATCGAGACGGATCGCACGATCTACGGCTGTCAGGTATGGGGTCAAGGAGGCTGTCTTGAGATCATCGCCTCCGGCCAGCAACGTGAACAGGTTATCCGCCACGAGGATGCCCACTGTAACGGCTGGCGGCATGGCTGACGCCCTCTCCATCAACTTCGCCCTCTGGGGCATGATCGGATGCGCGGTGCCGTCAGCGTCACAAATACCTTACACAAAACTAGGAGCCTCGATGCCCACAGTTCCGATGACCCACATGGATACCGGCAAGACTGCGGATGTTCACCCCGATGAGGTGGTGAATTGGCGCAGCCACGGCTGGCGCGAGTCGGCCCCGGTGCCGCCCCCGCCTCCACCTCCGCCGGCACCGCCGAAGCAGCGCGAGACGTTGACAATCCCCCGCAAGGGTGTATAGTGCTCTTGTTCGTTGCTTCCCTCCCTGCCACCTCTGCCCCGGCGGTCACGTTGCGTCTGTAACCGCCGGGGCGCTTTTGTATTGCAGTGCCCATGTCGCCAGAGCGCGAACAACTCCTGGCGGAACTCAAGCAATTGATTCGGGACGCGATACTGGAGGAGCGCGAGCGGTGTGCGCAGGTCGCCGACGCCGCGCAGGCGAAAGAACTAGCCAAGTGGATTCGACATGGTGACGCTAGTCGTTGAAGACGGCACGGGTATGAGCACCGCCAACGCCATCGTGTCGTTGGCGTTCCTGAAAACGTATTGCAGCGACCGCGGCAAGGATATCTCCACATATTCTGACGATCAGCTAAGTGAAGCGATTGTCCGCGCCAGCCGGTTTCTGGTCGATGCTTTCGTTTATGACGGCCAGAAGGTTAACCGCCGGCTCCAGACCATGCCGTTTCCGCGGTATGCCGTGACGGATCGCGAAGGCTGGCCTGTTCTCCCCAACGAAATCCCCTACGAGTATCAATATGCTTGCTGCGAGGTTGCGCTCGTGGAAGCGGCAACGCCGTTCGCCATGAGTCCGGTCGTCACGCAGTCCGACATCGTCAATAGTGAGGCCATCGGCCCCATTCGTGTCGAATATGCGCTGTTGTTCACTGACCCCTCGGATTACCGACCGGTGCTCGCCGTGGTGCAAGACTTGCTATGGCCGTTCCTGTCGTCAAAGGGCCTGCCCAACCGACTGACCGGCGAAGCGATCCGTGTCTAGTTTCGACTACACGAAGTCCGCCGCGACCGCCACGCGCCTCATTGGCAGGTTTGGGGCTGTCGGCGCCATTCGCCGCTCGGCAACGACCGGCGGCAATGCGTGGGATCCTTCGTCGGGCACCACGACCACGACCGACTATCCCGCGACGATGGTGGTGACCGACTACGCCCAAAAGGACGTCAACGGTACTGTCATCCTCGCCACGGACAAAAAGGTGCTCGTGGCACCGGGTGTTGCCGTGGTGCCAGGCGTCACCGATACGCTCGTGACGCCGGACGGCGCGACCTTGAACATTGTCAACGTGAATCCGCTGAAACCGGCCGGCACCGTGGTCATGTACGAGATTCAGGCGAGGACGGTGTAATGCCCATCGCAATAGGCAGAAAGGCGTTTGCCGCGATATGCGCCGTCGAAGGTTTAGTGCTTTCAGACGACGCTATCGCTCGTCAGCGCGAGTTTGACGACCTGAACCTGTCAAACAACGAGAGGCGTCGTCGCATTCTCAAACATTATCGGAACATCCGATGTCCACACTGATTTCAGCCCACACGAACGGTGACCCGTTGTACCCCGGATACATCAATTTCACGCGGGAGGATGACGGAACCGTTTCTGTCTATCTGCGTGGAAATCCGGAAACTGTGGCAGGCAGATATATTTGCGGCTACGCGCGCGACAAGGGACAGCCGGGGCGCTGTACTCCGGGCGACGATCACTGCAACAACTATTGCAACATGGCTCCGCAAAAAGGGTCGATGCAGGACGCTCCGCGCGATTGTAGTCACGTCAAAGCGGGCGCGAGTACGAAACTCACGCTGTCCGCAGAGGCATACGACGCGTTATTGGCCGAGTTGCTTGGCCTCGTCGGCGGCTAGGCTATGGCGGGCACACTCGACCTCGAACGCCTCGCCGACACATGGGAGCCGCAGATGAAAGCGGCGTTCCTAAGCGCGATCAAGGACAAGATAAAGCGGATCGACATCAACGCGCTCGTGCGTCTGCTGGAAAATGGCGACGTGCCCGGCGCGCTGCGCTTGGTCGGCCTCGAACCGGCAAACTTTTCGGCGTTGGCGCTCGTCCACCAACAGATTTTCAATACGGGCGGGCTTGCGGTGGCCGCCGCGGCGCCGGCGATTGACCAAGCCGCCGGCTACGCGCTGCACGTCCTGTTCGACGTTCGCAACCCGCGCGCCGAGCAGATCATTCGCGACCTATCCGGCAACCTCATCACCGAGATTGTTGACGACCAGCGCGTTGCCATTCGCGGTGCTTTGGAACAGGGCCTTGTGGCCGGCAGTAACCCGCGGACGACTGCGCTCGATCTTATCGGCCGCATTGACCCCGTAACGCGCCAGCGCATCGGCGGCATCATCGGGCTGCACTCAAACCAGATTCAGTGGCTGGAAAACTACAAGGCCAAACTGGCGTCGACTGATCCGGCTGACCTGCGCGCGGCGCTCGATTACGGGCTGCGCGACAAGCGGTTCGACCGCGTTGTTCTGAAAGCTATCGAGGATGGCACGGCCGTTCCGGCGGACATGCAGGTCAAGGCCGGCGTGTCGTTTGCTAACCGTGCTTTGAAATGGCGCGGTGACAACATCGCCCGCACCGAAACGATGCAGGCGCTTGGTGCCGCGCAGACGGAGGCGTACCAGCAGGCGATCGACGACGGGAAAGTCGACGTCGAACTGATTACCCGATTCCCGGTGACGGCCGGCGATGATCGGGTGCGGCCGACGCATCGCGCAGTGCCGGGGATGAACTCCGACGGCCGCAAGTGGAACGAGCCATTTGCCACGCCGTTCGGGCCGCAGATGCATGCCCCGTACCCGTCACAAATAAACTGCCGCTGTTATGAGCGTGTGAAAATCGACTTCATCGGCAAGGCTGTGAATCAGTTCAAGGCGGAGGCGGTAGACGGTGGCGGACAGTAACTTCTCCGCACAGGTATCGGCGTGGGTCGCCAATTCGAAGGCGGCGGCGGAGGCTGTTTTCCACCAAGCCGCGCAGACTGTCGTCGAGGAGATGCAGAAGACGCGCGCCGAGGGCGGCAACATGCCGGTCGACACCGGCTTTTTGCGCGCATCGCTCATGGCGTCGAACGATTCGATGCCGACCATGCGCGACCCGAAACCAGCGAACGCCGCGGCGGGTTCCTTCGCATACAGCGCAGATACCGTGAACCTGGTCATCAATGGCACGCCGCTTGGTGGCAAAGTCTACTGCGGCTATGTGGCGAATTACGCGAATTATGTTGAGATGGGGACTTCGAAAACGCCCGCTCGCCTTTTCGTGACGCTCGCCGCGCAACGGTGGCCGGAAATCGTCAAGAAGGCGGAGGAGGAATTGCTCCAGCGTGCGGGCGGTTCTGCATCTTAGCGACGAGCGCGATCTGGAGCGCGACCAAGGTCAGCCGAGCCGCATCGACGGTGGTCTGCCCGAACCCGGTCAACGCTCGCTCGTCGCCCAACGTCTCCAGCGACTTTTGAATTCGGTTGAAAATATCGAGGTCACTTAGCAATGAGCACGTCCATTGAGGGCAAGATCGTTGACGGCCTGATTACGCAGTTCGGCACGGTCACGTTGCCGAGCGGCACTCAGGTATCGTATCCGAACACGACGTTCACGCCTGACAGCACACATCCTTACGTCCGCCTCGTGGTGGCTAAGAACCAGCCAGTCTCGGGTCGACTCAGCGGCGGCCACGAGCCGATCCGCATGGGCATTCTGCTCGCCACGGTTTGCTGGCCCATTGGCCAAGGCATTGGCGCCGCGTCCGACCTCGCCAACAGCATCCGCAACGCGTTTGCCTTCGGCACCAAGTGGACCTACTCCGGAATCGAATTCCGCATCGTCGACGAGCCGATGGTTCAAGGTGACATCGTGTCCGGTGCGTATGACGAGATCCCCGTGGTCATCCCGTGGAAGGTGTATCCCTAACTGCGCGGCCACGGCTCGATAAAGGGGCGCTGAACGCCCCACGCTGCGAGGGTGCATAGCGACTGCGACTGCATGGTCTGCGCCGCGGCGGTGAAATCAATCGTCACGATGAACTGCGACCGGATGGTTTTCTTATCCTGCGGCCGAACGGTCAGCTCTTGCGCCTGCGAGGACGTGATCTGAAGCCCCGGCACCGCCGGAAGGTGCGCCGCCGCAGCCATGAGGCAGGTTGACCGGTCATCGGCCCACGCCGGCGCGCTCAGCAGACACAAGAGGATAATAAACCGTTTCATACCCCCATTATGGCCATTTTCCGGGCGCGCGGCAAGCCCCCTTGCATTATGCCTCGGGATGGTGTATTGTCAACCCATAGCCCGCCGTGATGGCGCGCGATCCCTTAGACGGAGTTGAATATGTCCGATCTTTTCCCCGTCGCAGGGGCGAAAATCTACATCGGCGGCGTGAAGGCCACGCAGTCTGCCGATTTCGCTGTCGCCGACTTCAACGGACAGAGTTGGGTCGAGGTCGACGGTTGGGAAACCTGTGGCCCGTTCGGCGATACCGCGAACCTCATCACCACGGCGCTCATCAATCGCGATCGTGACCTGAAGCAGAAGGGCACGAAGAACGCCGGCCAGATGAAGAACGTGTTTTCGTTCGTCAATGGCGATGCCGGTCAGGCGGCGCTCA